TGGGCCTGAGTAAGTCGCTGTATGCGCGTCTGTGGTCGTTAGAATCAATGCTTGGTTCTGTACTCGTACACCACACTGAATTACACCAGATGTTTGCAACTCAATGCTACCCGCTTCGTTAGTTGCAGCAGCAGTCCATACCGTATTATTCTCACGGTCCGACCATTGAATCTTGCGTGGATTACCGCCAGCACCTAGTGCGAATACGAACCGTTCATCTGTTACCATCATCGATACGTTACCAGTAGGCGCGTTAGTAACAGGCGCTGCTATCGTTCCTGTGCTTAACCGCCACTCGTAGATCTTGCCATCAGCGTTAGAACAGGCTAGTAGGTACTCACCCCATGTATCTAATGACCACGTCGTAGCAAATACACCTAACGTGCTTTCTGGCCTTGGCTCACCATATGGATCTTCACCATAGCCACCACCACCGTATGAGGTTGAGTCGACAGCCGTTTCAGATCCTGGAGTAAGGCCTGTAGGCGTAATATCAAACAGCGCACTGTCATCGTCATACATGTATAGCTTTCTGTACGTCCCAGCGGCAATCCATCGGTTACTACTATTATCTAGCCAGATCTTTAGTGAGCGTGGAATATCTGCTGTAGCTGTGTCAGCGCGTACACGCCAGCCCTGAATAGGCTGCATCGTTCCGTCATGCCATCGCACTAAGTTACTGTCACGCCAGCGGCCCTGAGATTGTAAGTCAGTCCCGTTGCGGTAAATGCCTGCTGGTATGTCTAACGGTAATAGTGGCATTATTATTCCTTATGGTGCTACAGGCCATGTTATTTCATTCGGGAATCCAGCTGGAGTCGTAATATCCCTAAGCGCCTGTCGGTATGTAGTCATGGCTGTGGTCATTACCACATCAGATAGCGCGTAGAAGTCGGTAGCTTTAATGAGTGCATCACGTTCAGCACGAACACTAGCGGCTGCTGTAGCATCTAATGACGCTGTATAGGCTGCTTCGTTATCAGCTTTAGAGGTTGTTACACCTTCGTCATTGGTAGTGTCGCTAAATGCGTCTACAACACTCCATGCTTCCACCCAGTTGCCTAAAGTATCCTGTACTGCACCATTAGCATTAACTGCCTGTAGTGAGGTTGTAGAAGGTTTAGGCGCTGCTAGAATTGGATCAATATCCAATAGTGTACATACGTCTGCGTCCCATACTCGTGGGAAGCTACGATGTTTATTAGCTTGGCGAATCTCGCCTTGAGTGCTAATAGCTCCAGTTGTTTTATTCCTGTAATTCATAGTTGATAGTCCTATGCGATTGCTAAGTAAATATATGTGCCACTAGACACGTTGATGTTAGTTGCTGCGACTTGATTCACAATGAACCCTGAGTTATCTGGGTCTACTGAATCATCATTAGTTACTTGTGCTGCTGTGGTGTTGAGGCTTAGGTGTGGGTCATTACCAGCGACAATGCCACGAGTTGTATCCCATACGTACCAATCTCCACTAGCGTCAGTACGCTTAATTAAGATGAACCTAGCACCTGCTGAAAACCCACAGTTAATAGTTTGACTTGAGCCGTTGCCAGTGTAGCTTCCGACTTTACTGATACCAGCAAGAGTGGCGAAGAGGTATCCTATAAAGTTTGCACTGTTAGTGTTTACTTTTTCATTAGCACCCACTGTAAAAAGTGTTGAAGATGGGGCAGTGTTATTCCAAAGATCAGAGTCTGTTGCCTCTCCAGAGGCATTATTAAGTGTCGTGTAATAATTTTGAGGTGATGACCCCCCATTGTATCCTTTATGATAAACGGCCCAGTGAGTACCATTAGTAGTTCTATTCTTAGTCCATATCATTTCTGGAACAACACCAAGAGAATGCGCCACAGTCCTACCAGCCGTTCCGTTTCCAGAATAAGCTACAACATCAAAATAACCTTTTGCTCTTTTCCACATATAGGCTATTCTTACGCTCACGGTCGAAGTATCAGAAATCCAACCATTCATGTAATCGAATTTAAAAGACCCGTTAGCTCCCTCTGCCGCTGAGCTATTTGTATTAATACTACGGCCTTGGGTTAGTCTTGCGCTAGATGGAAAACTACCCCCCGAAGTTTCAGGACGCATTCCAAAATCAACAGGGAATCCACTTCTATGTGCAGGGGCTACACCATCACCAGTACTACCAGCCGTATCTATAGCAAACACATCAGTAGCAGCACTAGGCTTTTTCATCATAGGTGCACGAATAGCCATGTATATGTATGTGCCACCGTTGGTGTTATAATTACCTGCCGTTGTGGTTATTTTAAAGCCTTCTGCTTGTACCGACGTAAAATCATAAGGGTCTTCTGCATTATTTAGGTTAGGGAATAGCCTTGCATCAGCACCGCCATCCACAATACCCCGCATACTATCAACAACAACCCATTGGTCTGAATGACTGGCACTTTTAACTATTAGGTATTGAGGCTCCCAGCCTAGATCAATAACAGGGCCATTAGCTGAACCATTACCCGTATAACTACCACACTTAATCATCTGTTCATCAGCATCTTCGGCTGTGTTGTCAGCGAATAGGTAGGCTACATATGTTTTTCCAGACTCATTACTATAATCATAAGGGCCTAAGCCACCAAAGGTCGTGTCTGTTAAAGCACCTGTACCCCCATAGAATATATAGTTCGTACCAACCCCAGCGGCTGAAGTATTAAGGTAAAATGTTGTTTGTGTCACACCACCACCACCACCGTTTTTGTGCCACACCAACCAATCACCACCGGAAGAGATGCATTTAATCATAACCATAGCGGGAGCAGCGCCTAAATTATGAGACAAAGCACGACCTGTAACTCCATTTCCGGAGTAGGTTACAACATCAAAGAACTTTTCTTTCTTGCGGAATGTCCATGCGACAAAATTATCATTGTTGTAATTTATAGCGGAGTTAGTACCTATTGTTACTCCATTAGAGTTAAATGCTTTGACTCCTTGCGCTCTATCACTACCCGATGTGCTAGCGTTTGGAAAAAGAGCTTTTGTTGCCCCTCTCTCAGTATCATATACATGATGTTCACCAGTATATTTAGAACCACCTTCAGTACGGCTTTTAAGCCAAACCATACCCCCTTCACCATCAAGGTCTATACCATTGGTAATCGTCTGAGCAGCACCAGTACCCTTATACAAATAAGTGCTAAACACATCCTCAACGGTAACAGCACCATCAACAGGGTTAGTGCCTAATAACTTCTTTTCAATAGTCATTAAGCCATACCTATTCCAGAAGCGACTCCATACCAGTTAGTGCCTCCATCGATTGTGGTGAAGACCAGTATATCGATCCCAGAAGCTGTTAATGTTGGAGCGGTAGCAGCAGGCCAATCCACTGTTGTAGGCCATGTAGCGGTTGCACTACCACCGTTGGTTAAGATCAAAGTGAATGATCCTGCAGTGCCAGAGGCAGGTGGGTTAGTAAAGGTAAAGGTCTGGTTGCCTGACATTGTTTTGGTAAATACATTACCCAATGACATATCAGCAGCATAGGCAGACATAGCCACTTTAGTCTCAGCGTAGTCTTTGAGGACAGGACGCTGGACGATCTGGTCAGACATATTCACAAGCCCTGTGACTACGCCTCCTGCCTTTGGTAAAGCTGCTGCTGCCGTTGCAGTGGTAGTAGTCAAATCAGATTCACGCGCCAATGGAAAACCGCCAGCCGTTGAACCATCATGCACAACCAAAGTGTCTTTAGTTGTATCAACAGTGGTTTCTCTTATTGCGCCCGTAAACGAGCTATGCTGTGAAGTTGTTCCACCGCGTAACTGTAATAATTTACTCATTCCTATAAACTCCCAAAGTCTAGTTGTAGGTTCGCACCTGATATGGTTCCCACATTGGTCATATTGTTGTTTTGCCCGTCTAAAGCACCGCCAAGTTGAGGTGATGTATCATCCACAACAGCAGCAATGCCAGCACTAATAGCAGCCCAAGCACTGTTTGCGTAATACTTTAAAACATTCGCGGTTGAGTCATACCAAAGATCACCCGTACTAGGGCCAGCAGGAGCAGAGGACGATATTTTATATTCGTTTGCATAGCGGTTAACGTCTGCAATTGAGCCAGCAACAGTGTTGACGTTGGCTATACTAGAGCCGACAGCATTAACATTTGCTATTGCTGCGCCTACTGTATTTACGTTTGCCACTGCGCCAGCGACAGTATTTACATTGGCGATTGCTGCACCGACTATGGAAATTGAGTTACCAGAACCAGTTGTAATGGCTGCTGTGATTGACCCTAAATCTTCTGTGTAAATTAGATCGCCAGCTACAATATCAATGTTTGTTTGCTGTGATGCAGTAGGAGACATAATTAACCAGGCTGAACCTGACCAAACTTTCATGTTGTTTGCTGTGGCGTTAAAATACATTGCTCCGACTACTAAAGCATTGCCGTCATTATCGGTTGATGGGTCAGAAGCTTTCGCTCCCAAATATCGGTCGTCAAATGAATCAAAAGAGGCAGCAGCAGATGTTGCAGAGTTAGCCGATGATGTTGCAGACGTTGCAGCATTGCCAGCAGAAGTATTTGCAGCAGCAGCACTTGTAGCAGCATCAGCCGTAGAGCCGAACAGGGTATCTGTATAGCCTTTAGTTGATGCGTCTTGTGCTTGTGTGGGGTTAGATACACCCGTAATCTTGTTAGAACCCATTGCGATTGCACCAGACATAGTGCCACCGCTAAGATTTAATTTATTACCACCGCTACCGCCTGCATCAACGTAAGACTTAGTGGCTGCATCTGTGCCTGCTGATGGTGTACCCAGGCCAGTAATCTTGTTTGTACCCATTGCAAGAGCACCCGTCATTGTGCCGCCTGCCTTGGCTAATTTTGTTGCTAGGTTATTGGTTACAGTTGTTGAGAATGACGCATCATCACCCATTGCTGCTGCAAGCTCGTTAAGCGTGTCTAAGGCTGCTGGAGCATTATCAATGACATTGGCGATTGATGTGTCAACGTAAGCCTTTGTTGCTGCATCTGAGT